CAAATAAAAGACGAGGGTCTTAAATTAGTCGATAGGGCCGGGCGGAAATGGGAGCCGGATAGATATGTGAAAATGTATTCCCGGACACGTTCAAGGGAATTGCAGACACAGGGAATAAAAAACAGAATGAATGATTACGAGTTTGACCTTGTGAAAATTTCAGACCACGTTGACGTTGACGGAATGGATATTTGCAACGTCTATGAAGCTAACGTTTATTCGCTTTCCGGAAACCACCCGGACTACCCAGCTTTATCAGACGAGCCACCGTTCCACCCGAATTGTGCACACGTAATGACGCCTTGGATTGAAAAATATAATAAGGCGGTCAATGAAAATCCAGTCGTTACTGATGTCAATCCGGACTATAAAAAATTGCACCCGGAACTTCCAAATGAAACACTTAAGAATTTAGAAAAAACTCATAATGAAGTTCTAGAAAAAGGTCTTAAAACCGGGAATGAAGAACTTTCATTGATTTACAAACAAGACGGCCGTAGAGCTTTCAAGAACATTGGTGGCGATTCAAGTTCAGTTACTTTTCCACCGGAGCTTACTGATACTTTGAGAAAAGGAAAGAAAAATGAGTTCATTCTAGTTCACAACCACCCGGGAAGTTCTTCTTTTTCTGATTCGGACTTGAAGATTTTAAATAAATTCGATTCGATTGACAGTTTAACGGTACAGGGCCACGACGGTACAATGTATCGAATGTCAATGAAACCAAATACAGTTCAGCCAACTCTTAAAATCCCAGACTATTACAGCGAGGAAAAGATGAATTTATATGACAAATATACAATCAAAGTAAGGAATGAGGGAATGGCCCAAAATAGAGCTTGGCAGGAACACAGTAATGAAATTTCAGAAAAACTGGCAGAGAAATTTGGTTGGGAATATAAACGAGTGAAACCAGAGGGGGTATAAACTGTGGCTGAAAAAGACGGACTTGACTTGATAGACCAAAAACCGGACTATTCTAAAACGCCGCTTGAAAATATGAAAGACCTCGCAAAGCAATATGAAAGTATTCAAGGTAAAGTTCCTAAGTGGCTTTCAGACAGAATAAAAGCTTATGAAAAAGAAAAATAAACTATTTAAGAAATTCTTTGTAAAATATTTGAAAGTTGTAACATTTTAGTATATAATGAACTTGATGAGAAGTCCAGTCCAAACTGTGAATGACTTAAAAAGCTCCCGGTAAAAGCTGACGAGCTTCTAATACGGCAGGCCACGAGCCTAAAAATCGGAAATAGGAGTTGTGTACTAATGGAAGAATTAATTAATTTTTTACAGGAAAACGGCGTAGAAATAACTGACGAACTGAAATCAGAGATTAAGAATATTTGGAATGAAAATATTCCAAAGACTGACGACCTTTTTACACAAGAGGACGTCAATAAGATTGTGGAAAAACGTTTAGCCCGGGCAGAAAGCAGTTACCAAACTGAAATTGATGAGCTTAAAACAGCAATGGAAGATATGATTGACCCAGAGAAGATTGAAGAATACGAAACAAAGATAAGCGAATTAGAAGAAGCGGCAACAGAGCGGGAAAAAGAATTAAAGACTGATTATGAATTACAGCTTTCCGCAAAGGAAGCAGGGATTTCTGATTTGGACTACTTTGAGTTTCTTGTAACAAAGAAAGGAATGCGGGATAGACTAAAACTTGACGAGGAAGGAAATGTTGTTGCAACAGATAAAGAAGGCAATATTCTGACCGAAGACGGAAAGAAATTAGGTGCTTCTGCACTTGTGAAAGAACTGGCAGAGGAAAAACCGGATATCGTTGGCGAAAAGAAAAAAGGTAAAGACGTTGGCGGCGGCGGTGGAAATCCCGGAGGAAGCGGCCCGAAAGATAAAATGAAGAATACCCAAAGTTTAGCCCAGCAACTAGGGTACAAATCTAAGAAGGAGAGTGAATAAGAATGACTTTAAAACCAAAAACAAGTGAAGAATTAGAATTTATTAATATATTAAAGTCAAAGCACGCAAGATACATTGACGGTGCAAGAGTTATTGACAAAGACAAAGTGGCGGCAGACTATTTAGCTCCCGGAGCGGTAATTGGAAAAATTACCGATTCAGCTAAATATGGCCCAGTTACTAGAGGTGAGTTGGATACTGTGGATAATTCCGCAAATACTTTCACTTTAAACGCAGAAGCATTCAATTTTCAAGTTGGCGACGTTCTAGAAACTTTAGACGCTGACGGCGTTATTGAAGAAAACGCTTCTGATGACTTAACAGTAACAGCGGTTGACGGTGCGGTCTTGACTGTAAATAACATTGAAAGTACAGAACACGACGCCGCTTTATTTGTGCAAAAAGCTGACGGCACAAGCAAAGCTGAATTTATTTGTACTGAAATGGTTGACGTTTCCGAGGAAGACGCAATTGTTGGCGGAATTGTGCACGGTGCAGTTTACGCTGATAGACTTCCAAACTATGACGAAAAAGTTGCCGCAGATTTACCAATGATTTCTTTTGAGTAATATAAAATTTAATTCACAGGGAGTGAGATTTAATGCCTAAAACAAAATTGATTGAAACAATAGAAAATGAATTTGGAATTGACTATAAAGGATTTTTACAGGAAATTGACGAGCCGGAAAATTATATCGGTGCGAATTTCCTTCCAGTAACACAGGAATACGATTATGACTGGGTGTATCATATTTTCGATAACACCACAGCAATGGCTAAACTAATGTCAAGGGGCGACGCCGAAGCACCTATTGTAGGCGGGCCAGCTATTAAAAAGGTTGCAGGTTCAGTCGCACCTTTCGGACAGAAGTTTGAAGTCAACAAAGCACTCTTAAATAAGATTTTCAATCCAAGAAACGATAATGAATTGAAAAGAAATTTAAGACAAATTCTCGATGAAAGTGCAAGAAATGTTCGTTCCGCACAATCCCGTAGAGAATGGTTACGCTGGCAGGTACTAGCAAAAGGTGCAATCACGTTCAAAGACGACGCAGAAAATGCAAGATTAGCAGTTGACTTTGGAGTTCCTTCAACGCACAAAATTGCTTCCAGTGCATTAGAAGGCGACGCTTGGGACGGAACTGCACCAAAACCGTTAAGCGATTTAATTAGTGCTTGCGAAACTTATTACGATACTAATAAAGAAATGCCTACTAATATCGTAATGAGAAGACAGGAGCTTAGAAAACTGACAGGCTCCGCAGAAGTTGCAAGCGAATTTTCCGATAACGCCACTAGAATTACACTTTCAGTAATTAACGATTACTTGGTTAGCTTAGGTTACCCGGAAGTAATGGTTTATGATGAATTTGTGAAACTAGAGGACGCAAAGGGAAGACCAACTAATACTGAATACTTTATTCCGAAAGGCCGAGTTGTACTTGTGAAGCAAGCGGCCGGACAGGAAATTGAAGATACTGGCCGTCTAGTAATGGGGCCGGTTGCTGAAAACGACTTCAATCCCGGAATTTTCACAACAATATTCGAGGAAAATGACCCTCGTAAATACTGGCACTTTATGAAAACTGAAATGTGGCCAGCGGTTTACAATCCAGAGTATGTATTCTATATGGACGTACTTGCGTAATATTGGAAAACTAAGGCCCTCGCTGATACGTAATGTTCGTGAGGGTCTATTTTTTTAGAAAGTTGGTGAAATTATGAAAAAATCTGATAAAAAAGAAGTAAAAGTTGCTGAAAAGGAAGCTGAAAAGAAGGTTGACAAAAAGACCGTTGAAAAAGAAGTTGAAGTTGGCGAAGACAAAGTGAAAGTTAAAGCTGTTTGGACTGTTGGATATCCGGCGGGAGAGAATAAGAAAATTTATTCTGACGGACAGATTTTCAAAGCGGATATTAAATGGGCAAGGGAACAGGCCCGGGAAGGTAAAGTCGAAATTCTAGAGGAAGCAAAGGCCAAGACTATTGACGAACTTCTAGAAATGTATAAGGCAGAATACGGTTGGTATTCAATCCCGGGAATTGAAAAGAATGTGAGAAAAGAAGAAGCGGTAGAGATTTTAAAAGAGAAGAAGGGATAATATGCCTACTTTAAGCGAAGCGGAAAGATATTATTCTGAAAGGCTGTGGACTGAAAACTGGGAAGACGCAAACGAAAATACTAGAAAAACTGCGTTGGCCCACGCTAAAAAAGATATAGATAATTTGAGTTCCAGTTCTAAATTCTCCACAGAGGATTATAAAAAGGCCGTATTTGAGCAGGCAATTTTCTTGCTTGACTTAGGCCCGGAAGACTTGAAAAGGCTTAGCTTGCAGGCACAGGGCGTTAAGAGCATTAGTCTAGATAAGTCGGTCAGCGAGAATTACGTAATAAACGGAACAGCTTATGCTCCGGCAATAATGCACTTGAAAGAAAAATATAAACTTCAAGTTGGTGATTTGTTATGATAAGAAGCTATTTCAATGCGGAAGCCGAATCTATCAAATTAAATACTGGCCCGGACGGTTACGGCGACGCAGAACTTTCAGAAATTGCAACAGGGGTCAGTTGCCGCAAAATGAAAATTGATGAATTAAAAAAAGATAATAAAGGAAAAGAAGTAATCTCTACTGTGGAAGTTTGGCTTCCCGGAGGCATTCAGAGGCTTACTACTGAAAGTGAAATAGTGTTCGAAGGTGAAAGTTTCAAAGTGATTTCCTCGCAATTTGTATCCGGTCTTATATCAGACAGTTTTCAGAAGGTGTTCTTAAAATGAAAGGCGATAATCTTTTCGAAATGAACGTCGAGGAAATGGAAGAAGATATAAAGAAGGTACAAAAAGCATTTGAACAGGCAGAGGAAGCCGCTTTAAAAGCAATACAAAATGAGATTGCTTCAATTACTTTCGATTTACTCGGTGAGGGAATGCGACGTGCTCCAATATATCAAGGTTATCTTCGTGGAAGCGGGATTGCTAAATTGAACGGGAAGCAGACAGCACACACAGAGAGTTCCAGAAAAGGTGATGCTAAAATTGTGAAGGATTTCAAGGCCGGAAATATCAGCCTGCAAACTCTTGTGAATAAGTTAATGGGCGAAATTGCTTTTACAGCAGAATACGCAACAATCCAGCACGAAAACCAAGAGTTCAAGCACCCAAAAGGTGGGGAAGCAAAGTATTTAGAAAATCCTTTAAAGGAAAAATATCCCTTATATATGACAGAAATTGTAAAAGCTATTGAGAATGCTCTTGATAAAGGAGGACTGTAAATGTCTTTTCACAAAGAAATTATAAATGAGCTTGAAAGAAATAATGTCGGAACATTCGGCGATAATCTATTTTTGGGGTCAAGTCCTTCTATCGATTCAGAGCATCTGACTGTCTATAATACAGGCGGGCCAACTCCGGAAAAAGACCAAACCAAAGTTCTTACATTTCAGTTCATAACTAAGGCTGAAAAATATGTGGACGCAGAGGAATTAATGAAAAAAGCTGATGAAGTTGTGCGTGAAAGGTACAATTTCTTTTTAGGGCCGTATCGAGTTTTGCTAATGGAAGCACAGGGCGAGTTCGGTCATATAGGAACAGACGATAATGACAAGCATTTATTTAGTTCAAATTATAGTGCTTGGGTAAGAAAATTAAATTATTAGAGAGGTGAGTTTTAATGACTACTAAAGCAGTTAAAAATCCCGGAAATTTCACAGTCGGGGCAACAGAGATTTTTGAAGGGCCTTACGGCTGTACTAAAGAGGAAGCAAGGAATGTTGGAATAACTCAAGGTGGCGTTTCATTCAGTCAAGAAGTTTCTTTCAGAGAGTTTGACGATGCAGACCAGTATTTAGGCGTTGTGGGGATGGCTAAAATTGGCGAAAGAATGGAAATTACTTTCACGATGAAAGAAAACGTTCTAGAAAATATGAAATTAGCTTGGGGTCTAAGCGACGACCAAATCGACGAAGTAAACAACACTTTATTTTTTGGTGGCGACCCTTCCGTTGATTATAAAACTTTATTTATGGACGGCCCAGCACCCGGTGGGGGTCAGACAGAATATACTTTTTGGAAAATGTTTCCAATTTCAGCTTCCGAGGTAGAATATACCAAAGAAGAAAATACAATTTACGAAGTTACAATGCTGGCAATCGAGGATATCACAAAACCGGAAAAACAGAGAATCGGAAAGAGGGTTGACATTTATGATGATATCACTCCACCCGCTGTTAATTCTGTTGTTCCTGCTGACGACGGTGTTGATGTTGCATTAGATACAGAAATCGAGTGGGTATTCAGCGAAGATATTCAGCAAAGAGATATTACCGCTGGTAACTTTAACGTTGTGGACGCAACCGGAACAGAGGTTGCCGGGGAATTAGCTTATAATCCCAATAACTTTACGGTGACATTCACGCCGGAAACAGCACTCGCAAATGACACACTATATTTAGCATTTGTGTCAGCCGAGGTCAGAGATATGGCAGGCAATGAAATGGGCGAAAATCACAGAACAGCATTTACCACAATTGCGTAAACTTGGTTAATCAAATAAATAGGGGATAGTATTTGAGCTATCCTCTTTTTTAAAGGAGGACTTATTTTATGAGTAAAGCTGATGATATTTTAGTGCCAGAAATGAAAAAAGTTGCTGTGGGTCAAGAAACATTCGAAATCGGGCCAATGGTTAGAGCTAAATATGGAAAATTGATAAATGTTTTTGCAGAAATGTTGCTTGGAATGAGTGAAGAAGAACTTGACAATATTGATGAAAATATCGCTGACGTAGTCGCTTTAATAAGTGATGAAGCACTTCTGACTTTATATGCGACCGTTCTTGACAAAGACGAGGAATGGGTGAACGATAATTTATATCTCGGGCAGGAAATTGCCTTACTTGAAACTATTCTTGAAGTAAATGACGTTGAGATGATTGTCGAAAATTTTACCAAAGTTCTAAAGAGGAAGGCGATAATTCAGAGAGCGAAGGAAAAACTAAACGGATAACAGAGATTGAAGTGATAGAAAAAATCGCCCACACTTACGGAATAACACCAACCGAAGTTATGTGGACGTATTCTAAAAAGCAAATTGAAGAATTGTTTGCTGTGATACAGGATAGAGAAATAGAGGAAATAAACAGAACGTATAATATGATTAGGGTAGCAATGTCTAAGGACGCACCCGAAAAGTTTATTAGCAAAAATGCTGATACAGGGAACAAGGAAACTACTTTAGGAAGTGTGGGAATTGCTTCCGAAGAAGAACAGAAAAATCACAATCCAAACCTAAAACTTAGGAGGTGAGTTTATGGCTTATAATGCAGGTTCAGTCGTCACAAATTTTACAGCAGGAATAAAGGATTTTAGAGCAGGCGTAAAGACTGTGAAAAAAGATTTGCAAGGTCTTTCCGGCTCGGTAAAAAAGGCAGGA